CATGGACAAACACAAAGCTCATTAAATAGAACCGCAACAGGTATTTCTATATTAATGAGTAATGCAAATATAGTTTTAAAATCTGTCATTAAAAACATTGATGACTATCTAACAAAACCAATGGTACGCTCATTATACGACTGGAACATGACATGGAATGAAAATGAAAATGTTAAGTCAGACATGCGTGTTGTTGCTAAAGGATCCACTGCCCTGATACAAAAAGAAGTGCAATCACAAAGATTGTTACAATTTTTATCATTGATTAATAACCCTATGGATGCACAGATGATTGATAGAGAAAAACTATTAACAGATATTGCTAAATCCTTAGATATTGATCCTGATGAAGTTATCAAATCACAAAAGGAGATTATGAATGAGCAACAATTACAAGAAGCTATCCTTGCCAGCCAGCAGGGCGGTGAGGCAAATCAAATCCCAAATGGGGAAGGAATGGTTGGTCCTGATGGAAGAAATGGAGTCGCTACGCCAAGCGGAGAGGGACCAATTGGAAATAACGGAGGACTACCGCTTTAGTCAAGGTCGTTGCGACATTCTGAAATATATTGTATCTTTAGACAAGATTGCTGATAAAGTAATCAATTCGTTAGGATCCCGCAAGGAAACCCCTAACATTTATAATTAATTTAATCGACACACCGAGAGGACCGATAAAATGGAAAGAGAAAAAACTAAAGGCGAGTTAATCGCTGAAAAGCTAGAACAAGAAGCTGATGAGATGATGAAACTTATTGAAGAATCTCAAAAGGAATCCGAAACAGAAGCTAAAGGGCTTGCAACCCCCGAAGCAGAAGAAGACGACACCCCTGATGAAGTTCCAGAAGAAGTTGAAAATTCACCCGATGAATCTGCGGATACCGAAGATACATCTGATCAGATAGAGGAGATTCAGGAGAAAGAAACTAAATCCGATGATAAGGGTTTATTATCTGCGGAACAGTGGGAAGAAAGGTACAAAAATGCCCAGGCACGGATGACCAAGTCTACCCAAAGAGAAAAAGAACTCGAAGGCAAAATAGCTGAAATGTCTAACAAGATAACTGCTATAGAGTCTATGAAGTCTGAGTCTCGGATTGAGAAACAGAAGGCGGAAGTTGATGTGGATCTGTCTGGACTAATCAATGATTATCCAGAACTAGTGAAACCTCTACAGTCTTATGTCGATGCTCGCATCGCACAAGTGGATCAAAAAGTAACTCAAGCTACAGACGAGGTCTTTAAAACTCAAAAGGAAGAAGCAGATAAAAAGCATTTCGGTACGATAGCAGATGCTCATCCTGATTATGAGTCTGTATCACAAGGAGATGATTTCAATTTGTGGTTAGATAGACAGTCTAGAATGTGGCAGAACGCAGCGAAGGACGGAGATGCACAGGATGTAGTGTCCCTCTTATCTAAGTATAAAAAGGATTTAGGTTTAGTTTCCAATAAAGTTTCCAAAGAGGATTTGGTAGAAAAGGCAAAACAAAATGTTGAACCTTCACTATCTAAAGCCAGGAAACAAAATGTAACTGGTAGTAAAAGAACATGGACTGCAAAAGAAATTGGTAAACTTTCTGATAAAGAATATAGAAAGCTTGAGAAAGAAATTGACCAGGCTTATACCGATGGAAGAGTGCGACCATAGAACTTACTACTTAAAATAATTTTTATTAAAAAATAGGTAGGTAAATAAAATGGCAATATCAAGCTCAGGCGGAAATTTTAGTTTCGCAACGGGTGAACAACACTTTATACCAGAAGTTTTCTCTAAAAAGTTACAAGCTAAGTTTTACGCTCAGACCATGCTGTCCGAAGTAACAACTAACGAGTACGATGGAGAAATTTCAGGGTTAGGCGACAAAGTGAATATCAGAACAGTCCCAGCAATTACGGTTGCAGACTACACAGGAACTCTTTCCTATGCTGATGTTACTTCTGGAACCGTGGAATTAAATATCAACAAAGCTAAAAGCTATGCTTTTAAAGTTGACGATATTTTAAGAGAACAGGCAGATATCGACTTCATGAATGAAGCAGCACAAGATGCAGCACAAAACATGAAAATCGCTATCGAGACTGATGTATTTGCAAATGTAGCAGCAGGATCATCTTTAACAGATATCAATGCAACTCCAGCAAATATAACAGCAGCTAATGTTCTTGGTTTCATCCTTGACGCTGGTAAAACATTGGACGAGAATAATATTCCTGAAGACGACAGGTTTATGATTATCAATCCAACAATAGCAACATTGTTAAAACAGTCAGAACTAAGACAAGCATACTTAACAGGTGATAATGTTTCACCATTAAGAAATGGCTTTATTGGACAAGTTGATAGATTCAGAGTTTATGTTTCTAATAACTTAGCTACAGCATCTGGAGTAACATCTGGTCTGTATGGTCATCCAAAAGCGATTGCTTATGCTTCTCAAATGACTAACACTGAATCAGTAAGACTTGAGTCTTCATTCGGTGATGGAGTCAGAGGACTTTCTGTTTATGGATACAAAGTTGTATTACCAACAGCGATCGGTGAGTTTAAGCTAAAAACTGCTTAACATTGACTTTCAGGGGAGCTTCGGCTCCCCCCCTTTTTTTATTCATAATTGCTAGATAATAAGCACATATTTATGATATCTTTAAGCATACATTCCCTAAGGAGTAACTAATGACCAAAGACGAAATAATTAAACTAGCAAAAGAAGAACACAATGTTTCTTTAAATCCAAAAGATAAACTTGTAGACTTAAAAGCACATCTTCATTCTCTAGAATCATCTTCTCCAAAAGAAGAAGTTGTAGAAAAAAAATCAAATAAAGATCCAGTAGCATCAAGATCCGAGCATGGAAAAGTTGTTGAATGGAGCCCAATGCATAGAGAAGAATATTGGGAATTTATTCATGATGCAAAATCATTAACAGCAGAAGAGAAAAAACAACTAGGACTATAAATGGCAACGGTAAAAGCAGTAAGTTTAATTAATAGAGCTGAAGAAATATTACAAGACACAACCAATGTAAGATGGTCCCAGCAAACTTTGTTAGATTACTTAAATGATGCACAAAGAGAAATAGTTTTATTTAGACCAGATGCAAATCCAGTCAATGCAACTTTTACTTTAGCTGCTAATAGTGCAAAACAAACATTGCCTAGTGCAGGTTTAAGGCTTTTATCTATTTATAAAAATGCCAATCCAGGAACAAAACCTATAACAAATATAGAAAGAAGAGTTCTTGATGACCAGATAGATGACTGGCATGGCTCAACTGGAACATCTGTAGAACATTATGTATATGATCCTATGGATCCAAAAACATTTTATGTATATCCACATACAACTGCGGCTAATGGAAGTATAAGTATAGTTTACAGCTCTTCCCCAGCTGATATAACTATTAGTAACTTTTCATCAGATACAACTGTAATATCTATAGATGATGTTTATGCCAATGCTATATTGGACTATATGCTTTATAGATCGTATCAAAAAGACACTGAGTACGCTGGTGATATGCAAAGATCTACAATGTATTTACAGGTGTTCCAACAGTCTTTAGGAGTTAAAAACCAAGTTGATGCAGGATCTACTCCACAGCCATCAACACCATCACAGTAATGAGAAATGGCAGTAGCAAAAAAGATAGAATCATTAGTATCTAAAGTTAAAAGAGAAGCTCCAAGCTGCCCATCTTTTATCGCTATTGAAGAATTAAGAAACTCACTAATAGAATTTTGTGTAAGCACAGACATTTATCTTGCTGATCTTGCATTATTTCAAACAGTATCTGGAATAAACGAATATGAATCTGCTGACTTAGATATACCTAGCGGATCAGAATTAAATCATATTCTAGATTTTTTCTGCGAAAGCGGAGAGTCCTCAGTACAACTTTCAGAAAAGTCTTTTACAAGGTTAGAGCCAAAAGCACTAATTGGTAAGCCATCATTATTTGATGCTTATGGAAAAGGAAAGCCTAAATTCTACTCACAGAAAGATCAAGAAACTATTTTAGTCGCACCCACACCCGATAAAAATTATTCTTTATATGCTTTATATAGTCTTAAGCCTACAGCTACTTCAACAACAATACCTAGCATTATAGCTAACGAGTACCAAGAAGTGATAATACATGGTGCTTTGTTTAGGCTACAAATGATGAAAGATAGCCCGTGGAGTGATTTACAAGCAGCTGAAATAAACAAAAGAATGTTTGATAAAGAAAAAGCTAAAGCTGTAAGAAAAACTAAATATGGTCTTGTTGGTGCTCCATTAACCATAAAATATCAGGAGTTTGCATAATGGCATATTCAACAACAATAAAAGTAGTAGTTGGAGATACACATCCAGAACTAAACTTTACTTTAAGAGATTCAAATACCGCAGCATCTGGGAAAGTATTAAACCCAGAAGACCCTACAACATTTGCTGCAATTAATTTAACTGGTGCAGTTACTAAAGTAAGAGTTAGAAAAATAGGAACAACAACAATATTAGCAACAATTACTGCATCTAATACAGATGCTTCTAATGGTAAGTGTGCTATGGCTTTTACAAATACAACTTTTACCTCAGCAGGTTTTTACGAGGGAGAAATAGAAATAACAAAATCAGACGGGAACATTCAAACTGTTAATGACTTAATCAAGTTTAATGTGAGAGATGACTTTGACTAATGGCTATAAGATTAGTTGTAGAATTTGTAGATCTACAAGTTTCTGTCCAAACCCAAGAAATAGTAGTTCAAGTCCGAGAGGTTGGATCTAGTTCACCTAATAGTGCTGAATATAACCTAAGCACAACCAGTTCAAGTTTTGATCTATCAGTAGGGCATACTACGATTGCTCCTATATCTGATTCGTTAATAAGCTTCATAAATCTAAACTTATTCACAGATTATCAACAGATAAACGCTGATATATTCATAGATTCAGACACTAAGAATTTATATTTCTATGCTGGTCATCCGAATGCGGAG